CTGTACTTTTCAGAATTTTCGCCGACAGTTGTTTTCTCGATGCGGTCAACTGTAAAATCGTAGTCGCCTTCATCGAGAACCTTAAAAGGCTGCTGTTCGTCCTGGTCGATTGTTGAGTCCCAATCCAATTCATAGCCGTTTACTGCTGCCATACCTCAATACCTCCTTATTTGAATGGAATTTCCATGTTTTTTCTTGCTGTGCGGATGATATCCCGCACCTTGTCCCACTGTGCTACAATAGCCCCGGCGGTAAAACCGGGAGAGATGGTCTCGTAGTCCCAGATCTTCGTGTCGTAGGGCATCCATCCCTTTGAGGTCACGAAGTTTTCCATATCCCACTCCGAAATCTGATCCTGAAGCATCAGGTCGCGCAGCGCCTTCGGGATCCGCTTATCCAGATCCGCATCTGTCACGATTGCAGAGTTTACATTTGCTGGAGAATTCTGCTTCGGTTCTTCAGCTTTCGCTTCAGGCTGTTCAACGCTTTTGGAAGGCATCGGCTCCGGCTGCGGGGTCACGCTGGAGGCAGGTGTTTCCATTTTGGATACTTCAGGTAACTTCTCGGTAACTTTAGCAGAACCACCCTCGATAATATGCGCGATCTCGCTGTATCTGAACGGCAATTCCTCCGGCAGGCCATATCGGTTTTTTGCATCCCAGCATGTATGATGGGTGGTATACATGATCCGCTGTCCGCCCTGTGCCTTTGTTTTTTTAGTCTTGCTGTCCGTTACAACGATTGTCTTATAATTAGCGAACAGAACCATGTCCGCCCATTCCTTGACAGCCGCAGCAATCGATGTCTTCGGGCTGTCGATCAGCTTCATCGTGTACCGGTCATAGGCTCCCAGCTCATCCGGCTGTTCGAACTTGCGGAGCGTAGCGTGAGCGGTCAATACGACGTTGACACCTGCAGCGATCACGTCGTTCAAGACGTTCAGCAGCTCGCCAAATTTTTCGTATACGTACCGGTAACCGTTTCCATAGCCAAAATCTTCAATCCCATTTTTATTATGTTCGTCAAGCACTGCCTGTATCGCCATTTTTTCGGCCCAGTCAGCCGTGTCGATTACAAGCGTCTTGCAGCATCCGGGATGCTGGATGACATATCGGGCTTCCTCTTTGATCATCGACCACGATGACGGCACAGGAAGTCTGGCCACGTCCAGTTCTTTCGTGGACCCCTCCGTATCAATGAAAAGCGGAGCCGGGAACTGCGAAGCGAACGTTGTCTTTCCGATGCCTTCCGGCCCGTAGATCAGCGTTTTCTTTGCGCTTGGGATCTTTCCTTTTGTGATTTCCATATAAGCCTCCTTCCTTATAATGCGAATTTGCTCCAGTCGTTAGTTGCCGCAGGCTCCGGTTCGGGAGTCTTTGCGGCATCCTGCTCTACAGCATAGCCATCTTCAATGACAATGCTGCATTCGGATCCGGTCGATACCCTGGTCGCAATGGCCTGCAAACCCTGCTTCTCCAGCCAGATCCCAAAGGTCTGCAGCGTCTTCATATCCATCTGCTCCAGCTTGTCCAGGAGCACAAAGCCACAGTTCGGGTTCAGCTCCTTTACGATGGCCGTGGACACTACGAGACGCTCTGCGCCGCTCAGGTTATCCCACTTCTGGCCGCAGTAAGTAAGTTCCCCGTCTTCTACGGATAAGCCTTCAAGCGGCAATTTCGCGCCGTTCAGAAGATCAGTTTTCGCCTTCCGGACATCATCCAGCTTCTGGCTGAGTTCCTGGTATCTCTTCTGGTGTTCCCGTGCATCATCCTCAGCCTTTTCCTTGTCGAGGTTCGCGCGTACCTTCCGGTTAATTTCCTCGATGTTGGCAATACTGGCTTCCAGTTCTTCGGTGGATTCCATCTTGAGTTCTGCCGGAGACTTGGCTGCGGCCTTTGCCTTCTCTTCCAGCTCACGGATCTTCTCGCGGCCTTCCCTGGCTACCCGTTCATACTCTTCTGTCTTCTGCTTCAGGATATCGATCTCTGCCAGGATGCCGTCATAATTACGCTTCCACTGCTGTCGCTGCGCATTCCTCGCAAGGATTTCCTGCTGCTGCTGGATCAGCTCGGAAGGGCTGACAGGTTCATCTGGAACATCCGGGTAAAAGGGCTGCTCCTGTGCGAATTTCTTTTTCTGGTCTGCTGTGCGGCCTACATACAGCCGCTCCTGATAGATCTCCTTCTCTTCCTGTTCCAGCTGTGCAAGCTGAGGACCCACACCGATGATCTGGAGCAGTGTGCTGGCCTTTTCTTTCCCGGATGCCTCCATGAATTTCGGTAAGTTCAGGGCCAGTTCCTCCACGAACTCGTTCAGGAGCGTCTGGCCTGCCTTCTGGCCAGATGGATCTGTAACTGTAAGAGCGCTGTTTTTCCCCTTGCGTTCCACGAGCAGACCGTTACTCATCCGGATCTTAAGGTTGGGCGGTGTTACGGATCCGTCACGCTGCGCCATCGATGGCCGGTACTTCTCGCCGCCCAATGCCCACGCGATCGCATCCAGGACGGAAGTTTTGCCCTGCCCGTTGTCGCCGCCGATGATTGTCAATCCATTCTCGGACGGATGCATCATCACGGCCTTGATCCGCTTGACGTTCTCAATTTCCAACTGGTTGATTTTAATTGCCATTCATATACCTCCTTGCTATAATGACAATGGTTTTATACTTACTTGAGTCCTGGACTCCGTCCCACACCGGATCCGGGACTCTTTTAATGTCTGGCATATTTTCTTGTTCTCCTTTCCCTCATCTTCCCGGCCAGAAGCAAAGCAGCCGGAAAAGCACACGTACACAGAAACGTTGTCCCCACAACGTCCTTGCACATTACTGCAATGACGATGTTCAGCATAGTCTGAACAAGCGCCCAATAACCCCATATAATCATCTCTTACCCCTCGATTCCGAACTTCCGTTTAAACAGTGGCAGATAAACCAGATACCGTTTCTTCCCGTTTTTCCCCTTTGCAGGAAGTACTTCGCCAATTTTCCACGCACCTGTCTCCATGCGATATCTGACCGTATCAGCCTTTACCCCTAACAGGCGGCCTGCCTGACTTGCGCTGATTATCAGCTTCTCTTTTTCCGCTTTCATCCTTTGCCTCCTTCATCTTTCCGGAGTCGAGCAGACGGTTCCACCACCTATTCAATTTGTAGTCGTACCAGCGATCCGTGGCGTCCCATCCCTGCCTGCCGCCCATCCCATGCACACCGCACATCACGGTATCAATCGACAGAGCCACATCCGCGATCTCATGAATAACCATTTCTTGCGCCTCTGAAGACAAAACAGGCGTGGGATTTTCCTTCCGGAGCACTCTGGCCATCTTCAAGCAGGCGTGCGCCAGCTCTGAGCACTCTTCCGCCAGCTGTTCGAAGGTGGCCGGATCCCCGATCGCCACGACTATTTTCTTTGCTTCTGTATCAAGCATCTTCATCCTCTCCCATTTCCTTCCACTCGAAGTGGAAACCGTAAAGCATGTCCGTCTGGTTCGCGTATTCGATAAAGCCAAGATTCGGATCATGGCTTATCTTGTTCAGCTCCTCACTCATCGCTTCCGCGAACCGCTGAAGCTTTGTTTTCTTTGCGCCATAGTAGAGACGTGGCTTCCATCCGAAGCGCTCGATCAGCACCCGGCACGGCATTGAAAACAGGTACCGCATATAGTTTCCAAAATCCTCTTCCGGAAAGCCGGTTTTGAATTCCTGGCACCGCCGATCCCAGACCTCGTTGACCTTCTGGATCATCTCTTCTTCCCGGCGCTTGTCAACCTCTGCGGCTTCTGCCTCAACCCTCATCATGATGGTCCGTTTCCATTCCTCACGAAGGTGATCATCATGCTCCTGGAGCTGAGCGGCCGTGAATGTGTATGTCGCCTGCTGTTTCTTCTGCGCTCTGAGCAGATCGCCCTTCTTACCCACACACCCACCCCCTTGCCTTCGCCATGCGCAGGGCGGCATCTTCTGGCTCGCCGGTCACGTCCTCTGTCAGGTCGCTTATATGGATGTGGTCGAAGGCCAACACTTGCCAGACGAAAAACTTATCCAGGTATTCCGTCACCAAATGACCGAGTGCCTTTGCGATCGCCTTCCCTGCTGTTTCCTCATGGACACAGAGCTGATGGTCAAGGCCGTCAGAGGTGACGTAGCAGATTGCCCACTGTGTCATACCCATCCCTCCGCTTTCGCCAGCTCCTGGATGTCCTCATCCATCAGGCCGATCGGATCTTCGAAGATTTCGTTTTCCGTCGTTTCGCCGAATTCGGAAGCGATGCCGATGTTCGTGATCAGATATTGGTCATAATCCTTCAGCGCTCTCTCGGCCGCTGACAGCGCCATATTGACCGTCATTCCTGCCACCTTGACACAGCAGCAGTCGATCACGCCGCTTTCGTCTTTGTCTGGTGCGATAAAGTCCACAATCCAGTACCTCATGTTCTCTTCTCCCCTTCCGTGTCGATGTCTGCCATCAGGCTATCCAGTGAACAGTTGAAATAGTTTGCGAGATTTAGGAAATCTACGATATTGGGTAAAAATGTACCGTTAACCCAGAAGCAAATCGTAGAACGGCTTAATTGCAGGACTTTGGCAAGTTCCGCCTGGCTGATTTGTTTAGTGGCCATCAACGCTCTTAGCCTGATCGGGAATGCTTTGCGTACTCCTTCGATAGTCATCATTCACGGGTCCCTCCTTTCCCAACTTTTTCCCAAGTTTTACCCAACATTTACCCAACTTTTCCCCAAGTCATGGGGTTGCCAAGCTTGCCAAGTGCTTGCCAAGTTACTTGCTAAAATGTTACGGTTTAACCGTAATTAGCAGGTAAATAAAATATTTGCGTATGAAATTTCATACACCTCTTCTATTTTTTTAATGATTGGGACATCCGGAAAGGATTTGCCTCTCTCATAGTTTCCGAGAGTATCCTTTGTAATTCCAATTAACTTTGCGGCTTCTTCTTGTGTGTATCCCTTGTTAATCCTGGCACTTCTTAGCGTAATCTGCATCCTGATCACCTCCTTTGAGATTACGGTTTAACCGTAATTGATAATATCAAAACCATTACCTTTTGTCAACGGTTATTCCGTAATAATTTCATTTTGTTATTGATTTATTTACGTTTAAGACGTAATATAATAATCAATAGGAAGGAGGTGCGTATGGCTAATAATTTCGGGAATAAAAAGACAATGGCTAAAAATCTGCAAAGACTCATGAATGAAAGCGAAAAAACTCGAATGGATGTCTGTAAAGATCTTGGGATTAAATACACGACATTTACTGATTGGATAAAGGCAAAGACTTATCCCCGAATCGATAGAATTGAGTTGTTGGCGCAATACTTTCATGTGTCAAAGTCAGATCTTATTGAGGAACCAGGATATGAATTGGATTGGGATTCTACAATTGACGAAGATGAATACAATGATCCAGTTCAAGATGTTTTTAAATCTATAGCCCCTTATGGATACTCTATTTCAAGTTGCTCAGACTATTATGTATTACATTGTCCAGACGATATTGTTGTCAAGATTCCACAAAATGATTTTAAAAATGTTATCTTAGGAACTATGGAATATTTTGCATTTCAACTCGAGCGTTTAAAAAAAGAGTTTACTGATAATAAATAAAAAAACCGCCCACCCTGCGGCAACAGGATGAGCGGTTCCCACCAAAATGTGGTGCCTCGCACGGCACCCTTATTTTATCATAAGATAGGGGGTAAAACTATGCCCAAACGAAAAAAATTCCCACGTCTACCGTCCGGTTTTGGCTCGATCCGGTATCTGGGAGCAGGTCGTAACCTTCCCTACGCCGTCCATCCACCATGCACGGATCGGAACGAAGACGGCCTGTATATACGCCCGAAGCCGATCTGCTATGTCACGGACTGGTACACGGGATTTTCGGTGCTGACCGCATGGCATGCAGGGACGTATAAACCTGGACTGGAGGAAACAATAGCACTGGAAGCAAAGTCAGCAGTCGAAGCTGACCTGGATCTGTTCTGTCGGCGGCTCTTGAAGAACATGGCGATCGTGACGGGGACGGAACCGGAAGGAACCACATTCGGGGAGGCCTGTGATATGTGGTTTGAGCAGAAATTCGGCGAGAAGGCCGCCAAGAAGCTGTCTTCAGGCTATGCCGCATCTGTTAGATCCACTCTTCCACATCTGTCTAATCTGTGTAATCGTCCCTTGAAGACCATAACCCTGACAGAATTACAGGACACCATAAACGGGATTCAGATGAGCAGGTCGACAGTCAATAATGCGCTGGGGATCATTAAGCAGGTATATCGCTTTGCTGTCCCACATGATTTATGTGAAAGAGATCTGGGCGCGTTCCTGGTCATGCCTGCTACACCGGATCAGGAACATCACGATCCATTTACAGATGAGGACCTTAGAATCCTCTGGCTCCATCAGGATGATGAGATCATTAAGAGAGTGCTGATTATGTGCTACTCAGGCTTCAGGATATCGGCCTACGAAACGATTTACACGGATATGGATCAGTGGTATTTCCGGGGTGGCGTGAAAACCGCTGCCGGGAAAGGCCGAATTGTACCAATCCATTCCGGCATTCGGGAACTCGTGGGAGAAGTTAACGGAGATTATTATGCCGGTCTGTCTGTTGATCAGTTCCGCACACGGATGATCCGCGCATTAAAAAAGCTTGGCTTGCCGGAGCTGACACCGCATTCCTGCCGCCACACCTTCAGCCGTCTGTGTGAGTCTTACGGAGTGTCCGAAGCTGATCGTAAAAGGATGATGGGACATAGCTTTGGCACCGACATCACAAATGGAGTGTATGGACACAGGACACTGGAAGAGTTGCGTTTTGAATTGGAGAAAATCAAGATGCCGGATTTGTGACTATTTGTGTCTAGTAATTCCGGTTTATCGAGTATTTTCTAGTGCAAAAAAGAGCCTGAAAAAATGCGAAATTCCCAATAAATTCGGGCTTTTCTCAGTGATTTCAGGCTCTTGTGATTCTTAGCATAATTTAACACATCCTCAAATATGATAATGCGGAAACCCCAGTAAAATCAAGGGTCTCCGCTTTTTCTTGTGACTTTTTTGTGTCTAGTAAAAGTGTGTGATTAAGTGCGTTTAAGGCTGATTTCGGTTCCGACACAACATAATATGTGGCAAGCTCATGCTTCCAGCAGGTATCTCCAGGTCGTTCCGGCCACGCTGCCAAAATTGATATCCTTCATTCCCTTGTCGCGCTGGAATTTCCCAATGGCGTAAGCGGTATTCGGACCGATATTGCCATCGATATCCAACGGCTGACCATTGACTCCCTTGTATCCACGGGCGTTGAGAAGCCTCTGAATTGTCTTGATCTGAGGATCCGTCGCTCCCTGTAAGAATTCTTTGAGCGTTACCTGGCAAGTTCCGACAATCAAAGAAGGATCCGAAGCTGTACTCGTTGAGTCAGCCTTGGATCCTTTGCTGATATTGGTCGCAGTGTGATGTTGGTCGTTGAGCAGGATGTCTCCAGGAAGGAGATAATCCGGACTGGTCAGATACTTGCTGTCCGTCAGCACCTGGAAGCCAGCTGCAGCAAATCCGGACCGCATGTTGCCGGTATACGTCGAGGTCAGCGCCTTAAGCTTATCGATGCCGAGAAGATACCCTGCCGCCTTGGCATTGGCGATCACTCCCGCGGAGCAGTCCGTCTCGCAGGCCACCGTGATCTTGTCCGGTGCAAAGCCTACCCTCTGGAGCTGAGTCCAGTAAGAGTCGCGCTGGTACTGGTCGTATCCGATCTTGTCGTTCCTCGCGGCCTTTGTGGCCAGATCGGCCAGGATCCCCCGTACTCTGGCATCCGGATGCCTTAACACGCAATTCCATGGCCTGGAATACCATGCGCAGAGCTGCCACTCCGTGCCGGTTTGATCGCCGACGATTCCGCCATAGTACTGTCCGTTTTCGTCGTGCCCGCAATTCGAAATATAATGCACTTTATCACCTCCATCGTGGGTTTTTAGATCACAAAAGTCTTCGCTACAGCCTTCACTGCCGCGCATCTCGTCATAAATGGCAATGGCCATCATATACCGCTGTTGCCTGACGGATGGCCCGCAGTCTGCCGGCTCCTCGAATCTGAGAAGCACCGCATTGCTTGCCTCCAGGATTGAGTCGGTCGTTACAAGCAGGTTCCATACTGCCTTATAATCTGCCTGCAGCTCGTCCACAAGGTAATCGAGCTGCAGGTTAAGATTGCCAATGGACTTCCGCTCCTTTTTGGCCAGGGCATACAGACCGGCTTTTCTACCAGGGCTCGTCCACTGAGCGAGCCCGTATCCGTACTGCTTGTATGGCAGCGGATTAAGAAACTCGTCTTTTGTAATCGTTCCGTCATCCACAAATGCCGTATATGTGGAGTTGGTATACTGTCTTCCGATCTCCGCCAGTCTCTTAAGACAAAGGGTCTCGACCCTGGTCGGAAGCAGTCCACTCTCTGCCTGGAGATTGCCCATCAAACCAGCAGCTCCGGCTTCTGTCAGGCCTACGTCGCGCAAGTAATTCCAGATTTTTCTTTTCATCCGCCACCTCCTGCCAACCATGCCAAGTCAATGCCAAGTCAATGCCAAGTCGGGACAACTTATCGATGGGGGACTATCAATAAATTGTCCCCAAACTATCGATTTTAAATCATTTAAAGTG